TTAAAATAGATTCTTTTCTGTCTATATTTTTAACTTTAGTGTTTTGTTTAGTAGAACTTTTAGCTTCAGTATGCTTTATAACGTGTTTTAAATCGATTTGAGCAACTTTATTTGTATTTTGGTATGTAGTATTGTCTTTACGTTTTTTAATGCGTAATTTCACGTTAAAATACGTTTTACCATTTACTTTAATTTCTTTGGTAGAATCTAACGGTGTAATAGATATTTCAGTTTCTTCAGTATCAATATTAATATTAGTAGAATCATCTGTAGTTTTAATAGATTTACTACTATCAATTTGAGTTGTAGTTACACTTGAATCTTTTTTAATTTCTGTAGTGTTTACTTGTACTTTTCTTGAACCACAAGATAGTAATACTAAACTAACTAAAATATATAAATGCTTCTTCATTTCTTCTTAATGTTAATCCACGTACTACTCTACCACCTGCTTTATTCCAACGTAAAAATTGGTCTTTTATTTTTGGATTCTTTGCGTTTTCATTTACCATTTTTAACAAAGTAGATAACTGAAATGCTGATACTCCAATGTTGTAACAAAGTGAAACTAAAGAATTAAATTGATTTTGATTTATAGGGTATGTAACTAACTTACTTACTTTATCAGCAAATCTATCAGCTATTTCTTTAAACATTTCAAATGCTTCTGATTCTGTAATTGGTTTGTCTAATAATGTTACTTTTTTACCATTTGTATAGTAAGTATTTCCGTAACCTATAGTCGGAACTTTTGCAGAACACAAATATGGTTTAGCACTAAAACCTTCAAATTTTGTTATTAACCGGTAACCTTCTGAATTTAATTTCATTTAGAAAATGTTTTAAAAAGTAAAGTAACTAATGCAGCAGTAAAAGCAGCTATAACAAATTTAGCCTGTCTAACATAAACTTTCATTTCGTTATCATTATCTTCAAGTTCAGTTACACGTGTATCAATATCTGATACCTTCCAAACTAAACCCTTATAATCGTTTAATGCTGAACCTATCAATGCTTGCTTAATTTCTTTTATATCAGATGAACGAATTTCACTATCTTGTTTTAATAGTTTTAAGTGTTGTTCTATTCTATCTAATCTTTCGCTTTCTAAATTACTCATTTCTTAATTTATTTGGTTGTGCTAAATATAGTTTTGCTGCACCAAGTACAATTACTAATATTTTAAATATAGTTCCTACGTATACCGGTAATCCTAATTGACTAATCAACTCCACAAGCAAATCAGTCGTTTGGTCTAATATGCCCAAAACGATTAAAACAATAGGCAGTAAATGCTCCTTAATTTGCTTCATCGTCTTGCAGTTTAGCCGCTAATTTGTCAAGTATTTGCGACAAAGCAACAACGTCAGCCATTTGATAAACTCCCGCTTTTACTGCGATTTCAATCGCTTGCTTAAGTACGTTTAATTCCTCCATTTTTAGTATGTTAAAATAGTAATGTTTTTGTCTTTTGCTACGCAAGTTTCCACCCAAATGTTGTCGCTGCCCCACGCTTCAAACTCCTCGTCTGTTAACGTGTAATTCCAATTTGCACACATTACCCCTTCGTCGGTTAATAGTTCGTTGTAAGTTGTGCAAGTGGTTGCAGTCGTTTCAAAGTTAAGAATTAAAACTTTTAGTTGTGTCGCTTCGCCTGTAAAAGGGAAGTTAATCGGTTGAATTTGTGCCATTTTTTTATTTATTTATATTATGAATGTCCACCCTGTGGATTTGTTTACATATAAACCCTCTACCATATCGGTGCAATATACCATTAAACCAACTGCAGGACTTGCAATTGCTAAACGTTGTGCGTTTGTCATTCTCGGTGGTAAAAATCCTTTTGTAGTTGAGCCAATATTTAAAATTGCTGAAGGAATATCGGTTGTTGCTCCAAGCATCAAATTTCCATTTGTCCAAAGACGCAATCTTTCTGTTCCCGAAGTAAACCATCTTTGATAAGAGCTTGTTGTAGAATTTACAACAATCCCCCAATTATCATATACATAAGCACCTGTTGAACTTCTTGTAACTATAGCGAAATTTCCCGCAGTATTACTTAATGCGGTAACATTAACTGTCGCTGAAACGCTTGTATCTTGAAAATAAGCAGTCCCTCCTGTTGCTGTTGAAAGTGTTAAAATCCCCTGCACCCTCGCCGTGCCGTTTACGTCTAATTTAAAGCCTGCGTCGGTTGCCGTATTGATAAGAACATTACCTGTTAATCCCTTTAAAATTAAAACATCTGTATTGGCTGCACCATTTACATTTAGTTTAAATAAATAATCAGAATCTTGTCTTGAATTTATAAAATTGAAATGCTGATTTACTGCAGGAAAAGCATAAAAATTAATCGCTCCCGAATTTGAAGCAAATCTATATTCGTTTCCAACTGCATCAATAGTTACATTTGGTGTATTTTTATTAATCCCTAAACGATTATTCGTGTCATCCCAAAATAGGTTGCTATTGTCTTGCGCTATTGTCGTGCCATTTGAAAACAATACGCTGCCGCTTGTTAGTGCGGGAAGTGTGAATTTATTATTAAATGTATTCCAATTTGTCGAACTTAAATAGCCATCGGTTGACGTTGTCGCTTGCGTTATAGATAGCGTTCTATTTGCTGATAAATCACCGCCTCCGCTGAGTGGTGCAGTTGTGCTTATTGTGCGTGCATCCGTTACAGGTGTATATCCTAATGCGCTTGCAATTGTTTCGTTTTTCCAAAGCGAATCCGCTGAATCATAAAATAACCCCTCGTTATTTGCAGGCGAATTTATAAAGACGTTATGAAGCTCATCAAGCTCCCATCCGTTCATAATCTTAACGTAAATTTTTCCGTGTATAGCGTGCGCATATTCAACGTAACCCATTACAACGATGTGACCTGTTGCGCCTGTTGGCTTTATATTGGTCAATCTCCCCGCAGTTGTAGGTGATAAATATAGTACATCGCCATCCGCCCACGTTTCGCCCTGCAACGAGCCTGTTGTATTAATCTCCTCTAATTGGCCAACGGTTAAAATAAAACCCTCTTGGTTGGTTGCTATCGTTTCGCAAACAATTCCTATCGTATCGGCTGAATTGTTATCGTTATTCGCTTGAGCGTATGCAACGGCCAAGCGTTGACCTTGCGCCCCGCTTATTCTTACCGCTTGATACGCTGCCTTTGTGAGCGTTGCGTTTGGTGTAACTTTATTCACTACACGTGCAACCAAATCAACCCCATTTTTTAGTACTACGCTGCCGCCTTTTAGAGTCGTTTCGGTGCTTCCGATTGTATTATTCCATCGTGTTGTTGCAACCGCTGCCGTTCCTGTTGGCGATGTGTCAAGTGTAACTTGCCCCGTTTTTAATTCATATTCGCCCAAGTCAACGTTAGCCGTTGCACCTGTGTAAGGAACAAAGCCTGTTACTGGAGGGATATCGGCAGCCGTTATAAATGGATTGATACCATCGCTTCCGTCGTTTGTTAAATCACTCGTTGCGGTTGGTATTGTAGGCTTGTTTTTTATGTAGTCGGGAGCTTGGTTGTCCGTTTGTGTCCAATCCGACTGCACTTGCTCGCCAATAATTCTATTGATATTTACAACGTAGTTATTTGGATTGGCTACGATGTCAACCACATCGACCGCAGCTTGCACGTTTATGTCAATTGTCTCAACTACAACGGCTGCATTTACGACGATGTCGTTGATTGTGTCTTGTACTATTATATTTACATTGTCAGCCATGCTTATCGTGTAATATCGTCAGTTATTGTAAAGAGTCCACTTATCCAAGTGTCAACCTCGCCACTCGCTTGCGTGATTTGAATGTCATATTTGTAAGTGCAAGCCTGTATGTCGATTATTTGCTCATCAATACAAAACTCGCCATTGGTAGCGTCAAAAATCGTGATCGGCACCTCAAGTGCAACGACTCCGCCCGCCTCTTTACGCAATTGCATTTTGACATCGCCATCAGTTAGGTCAAGTGGTGCCTCGTTAACGTTTATTTGAAAGTCCGTTTGTTTGAACGTGTCCCCTCTTTTGGTCGTGAAATTTAATGTCGATGCCATTTTTTAAAAATAGTTTTAATTTTTTGATGTTTTCCTCAGTTCGTTTGTCTACTTTTCTCATATTTTAGTATGGTCGATCAAGCCACCATTTGCCACAAATTAAACGTGAACGCAAAGGGTTGACGATATTATTGGAATTGCTAACGTATTCTGGTAAGTGAAACTTATTAAGCCAACGAAGTAGTCGGTCTTGATACATTTCCGATTTTAATCGCATATTATTAACCAAATAATCAACCTCGGTTTTATCGATTGCCACCGAGTTGTCGGGTTGCGACTTAAATATACCGTTGTTGTTTACTTTATACGCTCCGATTAGGAGGTATTCTACGGCGCTTGCAGCGATTAAAAAAGGTTTGATGTAATCTTCGTACAAAGTTAGGTAATCGTCGACCAAATCGTCGTTATCGAAGTCCTCGCAAATCTTATCGTATAATGTCTCGCCTAAAATCTCCTCCAATCGCGTGCGCTGCGCGTCTGCAATACAAGGAATATAAAGGTCGATGTCGATATTACCCCCCAATAGGGTGTTTTTTGTGAGTTCGTTTTCTTTAAGTAGTATAATAGTTGCCATTTATTGACGATAGTTTGGTGTTAATGACCAGTAATTGTTCGACTCTGAAGCGGTTTGCGCAACCTCTGGCTCATTCTCTTGCCATCTCGCCATTGGTCGGTCGGCTGGATCAAGTTCTAAAATCATTTTTCGTGCCTCGTTTACGCTTATTTGTTTGTTATTTCGACGCAAATATATTTTTCTCATCCAAAAATGGTTGCAATTTACGCCTCCTTTATATAGCCAAATGCTATAATCGTCTGCACCTTGAGGCCCAAATCCTTTATTTACGCCTTTTGATCCCGCAAGAGTGATGTCCTCTTTGCGATAAGTACGCCCTGCGCTTACCATTTTTTGGCAAAAGTCACGTTCTGCGCCTAAACTTCCCTCGTAAGTGTAGCGAATTTTAAACAACATCGTGTCTTGTTCGCTCGTTACATTTGGGAAACTTGCAAATGACTTGGCTAAATTCAAAGTAATTTCGTTAATCTCTAAATCTCCACGCACTGGTATAGCGTCAACCTCAACCCACTCGTTTTCGTCTACAATTTCGCCCATCTCAATAAGCGCGTCTGCAACTTCCGACAATCCGTTATCGTCTTTTGAGCAACAAACGTGTTGACTTAATTGCGTAACCGCTGCGGCTTGTTGCGAGAATAACGCTTGCGCCACTTGAGCGGGAATGTTTAAGAATTGAACAAGGAAAACAATCGCTTGCTCGGTTGTTAAAATACCCTCTTTTACTTTTGCGAAAATATCAATAGCCGACGCGATTTGCGCACCGTTGTAAGAAACTGCCGCGTCGCTTGTTGCTTTGTCAAGGCCTGCATTTGTTACGGCCACAACATCCTCAGCTCTTAACGATTCAAATTGTAAGTCCAAAGTAATTCCGTTAACGGCAAAAATCTCCATCAATCCGTCGAGTATAATCTCTTGCTTTGGTTTGATTACATTAATCATTAACTCCTCAAATCCGACTCTAATCTCCTCAGCGTTTGAGCTAAACCCGCTCGACTCTTTTACTCCTACGAGCATTGGCGATGTAAGTTTGTGCGAAGTGCATAGTTGCTGTCTTGCCTCAGTACTTAAATAGGCATATTGCTGGTGTGCGTCGCTAACTTCCAAAGCGGAGATTGTAATCTCTGAGTCTTTGTTGTCGTTCCAATTTAAAAAGAATGCGCCCGCGTTTTGTGATCCTGTTAAGTGGTTACGAATTTGGCGTGTATTCTCTTGGATTGTTTCAATCGACTCTTGCACGCCCGCGTTCATATTTATAATATGGCCAAAGCTCAACCCTTTTTGAATGTGGTTGATTGAGTAGTTACTAATTTCCTCCTCCATTTTCGCCCAACTAATCCCCGACACATAACTCGGGTTTGAATAGTAAAATTGCCCAACCTGGTAATCGCGAATGATGTAAATCTCTGAGCGTTCGCCTAAGCCTTCGCCGTATCCAAATGCGTCGATTCGTTCGGGTTTATATTTGTTTACGTTTGCAAAATCATACGAGTAGTAATACCCTGTTATATCGCCCTCCTCGTTTGCAACTTCGGGAGCAATTCGTTGTTTTGCAACGTGAAAGCAACGTTGAATTTTGCCGTTTACATATTTAACCTCGATTGAAGCCTCGCCAAACATCTCGAAATCCTTGCATATTTTACGTAAATCTTTTTTAGAAACGAGCGAAATGATCGCTGCCCATTCGCTTGGCTTGCGTGCTTTGTCTTTTGAGGTCAATCCTTTACCATAAATGAACTGCGAATAACTATCAATGATCGCCGAGTTTGTTGGCGATCCGTTATAAGCGTCAATAATGACTTGATAAAACGAGTTTTTGTCTCCATTTAATACCCACTTTTTACCCGACACCTCTTTAATCTCAGGGCGAATGTAGTTCGATAGGTTTATAATCTGTAATTTTTCCATAAAATTATACTTTTAGAACTCCGTTATTGAGTTCAAAATTCTCTAAGTCAGTCTGAGCCGTTGCGTAAGCCTTGCCTCTATAAATTAAATTGTCATCCTCGTTGATTGTAACCTCAAACGATTGGCCCTCTTTCATGATTGGCTCATCAAATACCAATACTAAAACGTTGTTTTGGTAATATACGCCAGTTACGGCGATTTCGTGAGTGATGTCTCGCGTTTCATCACGCAATAAAAACGTGATTTCGCCACTATCGTAGCCTCTTGGAATGCATCGGAATTGATAAGGCGCAGTTAAATTGAATATCCACATACTATAATAACTGAAAAATAGTGTTTTGTAACAAAAAACGCCCCTTAAAGGAGCGTTTAATGACAAAACTATGAAAAGAATTAAGAAACAACGTCTTCAGAAACTAACGCATAAAGCGCAGTTATCATCGCTGAATTTAAGAATGGAGATAAGTTAGACTCCTCAGCAGCGATGGTCAAAGTGTAACCGCTTAAATCGGCACCAGCTCCTCCGCTTACTTTTGTGCAGTTTGACATTGTGCCATTAGTAGCACCAATCAACATAATATTTCCGTTGTAGTCTTCAACGAAAACTTGAGGTCTACCAGCGCAAATCAATTGGATTTGAGCTTGCAAGTCAGCTGACAATTTTGGAAGCGTAACGGCCAAAGATTGGGCGTTTAAAAATGTTCCGTTGTCCTCTGAACTTGTACCAGTTTCGGTCAAGGCGTTTGTTGTAGCCTTTACCTCGTATTTGAACACCTCTGCAAGCGTTCCGAGTGAGGTCAATTCTTGAGCTGCAATCGTGTAACCATAGTCGGCATAATTTGCAAAATACAAATTCTTAATTCCGCCACGTTGATCACGGCATCCAAGTAATTTTCCCGCTGAAATAAGACAGGCCATAAATTTTTTATGTATTTAAAACCGCCCCACTTAAGAGGCGGTCTTTGTTAATATTATACTGCTAAAGTCAAGTAAACAATTTCCTCAGCGTTGTAGTATCCAACACCAACGTTGTAAACTACCTTGCCGCGAACTTTACCAGTCAATAGACCGATTTCGTCTTCGTCTACCAAAGCAACTTGATTGTGATCAGCAGTCAAACCAGTAGCGAATACTAAGTTTTTACGCTCGTAGATAACAACTGTGTTTGCAGGAAGTCCGTTTAATACGGTCATTGTGTGACGTCCGAAAGTTAAAGCGAAGTCAGTATTTCCGTTTCCGTAAACGATACCTTGAGTTGACAAGTAGAAAGCATAGTACTGAGCAACGTCAGGAGATACTGCGAATACTAAATCTTTATTTCTCAAAGCGATTGGCACGGCAGCTAAAGCAGGTTTCAAGTATTTAGCCAAAACGTTTGACTCACTTACAGCAGCATCAGCAGTTGGTTTGTTTACATCTCCATCAGCAGCGAACAAAGTTAAGAAACCGTCGAAGTTTGTGTCTGATTGCCAAATATCAGTCTCCAATTTCTCACCAATAGCACCCAAAACTTCAGCTTGGATAGCGTCCATGATGTCAGAAGGAGCAGTACCATTTGCAGCACCTGCACCCATGATTCCATCAGACCAAGTAGCACGGAAATCTTCTTTACAAACGTCAAAATCATTTTTGAATTTGAAAGGCTCGATTAAGTTTTCGTTTAATACGATTGTCCCAGCAGGAGCAAATCCGCAAGTGTAAGCGGTTGTTCCGTCAGTGTAAGCGATTTTACGCAAAGACAATTTGTAGTTTACATTTTCAGCGATAGTTACCGCATTTTTTTCGATAGTGTCAATCGTTTTGAACGCTTGACCGATAATAACACCGGCGTCTCTACCGGCATAATTTGAACTTACAGTTGTAGTTGTAGCCATTTTTTAATTTAATTTTTTAAGTTGTTTAATATTTTTTGAGCGCGTGTCAATTTTACGCCTTTGTTTGAAACCTCTTTAACTTCGGGTTTCGCTTTTGTTGAAGCCTTAACCTCAACTTGAGAAGTTTTAACCTCAGCGATTTGTGAGCTTAACTCAGTTCTAACCGCTTCGATTTGTTTGGCTACTTCAACGCTCATTGATGTAACGATTGATTTTACCAACTCAGCGAACTGATCCTCTTTGGACATTTCAACGTCAGCCTCAACAGTTACCTCAACTTCGGCCTCAGCCTCCATTTCTTTAATTTCGGCGATCATACCTTCTTCGGTAATTACCAAAATTCTACCGTCTTCAAGCTCATGCTCTCCAATTGGCGCAGGAACTTTGTCTCCGTTTTCAGCCACAATAAAAACAGGTTGCCCCGCTTCAAATGATTCAGCTTCCAAAACGGTAACACCATCTTTGAGCATCATGGTCGACATAGTCACTTCCACTTGCTCAGTCTCGTTCGATAACTTTACCGAAGCGAAACCGTCTTTTATCGCGTTAACGATTTCATTTAAATTCATACTATATTCACTTTTTAAATTTACTTTCTCCATGTCAAAAACCCCATCAATTGAGAAGCCTTTGACTTTGCCTGTTTTAACGTAGTTGTTCCAAATGTCCTCGTTGTTTACTTTCATAGCTGCAAACCACGTCCCGACTGGCTCGTTAAATCCGTACATCGTTGACTTATCGTGTACCTCGTCTTCTTTTATCCACGTTTCAACAAATGTCACGTCCTCAATTTGTGTACCCGAATGCTCAATCGTTGAGTTGTTCTGATATCCTTGACGACTAAAATTTTGTTGCACTCGCTTAATCGTTTCTTTTGGAAATACGATGTTAAATTCGTGTCCGTCTTGATTGCGATAGATTGGTTGGTTTGGTATCAATACCGCACCTAACAAAATCCGCTGCTCCTCGTTTATGGTTGCAAGTTGTATCTCCTTTTGTTGTGACAAAGTGATAAATTGCACCCCTATTGCTGGATCGGATACGAGTGAAACGGCATAAACGCCGTCGTTCTCCTCCTCATTAAACATTACTTTGTAAGTGTCCATACCCTAATAACTGATTTTTAATTGTTTGTTATAAACTTTTTTTCGTTTTCAATTTTTAAATTGAAAAACTTAACCCTTTTTTCAACTTTTAAATTGATATTTTACCCCCCAAGTGTTGCGCTTTGGATTATATTACGGTCTAAACTTTGCGCCGTTGTCACATTATTTGCAACGACATAGGCTTGCACTGGTGCCGCCTCTCGATTACCGATTGCACCCGCTAATTGGTTGACACCTGTTGAGCCAACTACGTTGAATTGAGGAGCGTTTGCGCCTGCTCCACCTGTTCCGCCTGCCGCGCTCATACTTGGCGCATTTCCTGCACTTCCTCCGCCGCCACCTATTTGTGATAATGCGGTTTGAGTAGCCTTAATACTTGCCGCAATTGACAAAGCTCCTGCGGCAGTATTAATTCCAACAAATGGCTGACCTGCCGATAATGGGAAAGCTGCAACGGCTTTAGTATTTGCAATCATTGTGTTTACAACGATTCGAGCAATACCTGCTGCATTCTCTAAAATTATACCTGCTCTTGCAACGTCTTTATTTTTACCCGCTAAAACTTGTAAACTTCTACCAATTGACGCAACATTGTCAAGGCCTTGCATTCTTACCTCTTGCATAGCAGCCTCTTTTTGCTTTTGGATTTCAATCTCTTTGGCTGCCGCTTCTTGTTGTCTACCTAAATGTGATGCAATTGATTCAACATTTAATAAAGCAACTTTGTCAACTGTTCCTTTTCTTAATCTATAAGTTAACTCATCAATTTCCTCGCTTTGTCTAATTGTCTCTGCCTTGTCTTTTTCATATTCAGCAATTCGTTTTTCCCTTGCTTTTGTAGCGTTTGTGGTTTCGGTTTCTCTTGATTTTACCGCTTGATCAGCTTCAAAATTTGCAACTTCTAAACGGCCTTGACGAAGCAAGTCAAGATTTTGACTTCTTAAATCTTGGATTCTTTTATTTTGCTCTTTAGTCAATAAATACTCTTGACCTTTAGTGGCAATTATATCATCAATTTCTCTTGCATTATTTCGTATTCTTTCATTAATGCCATCGATTTTTATTTGAGTCAATTCTCTATCTGAGGCCCCTCTTTTTTTTGCATCCGCAAGTTCTCTTTGCGTTTGATAATCTAAAGATTTTGCAGCATCGTCTGATAATTCTTTTGTGTATTCTAATTGCCTATTTAAGCCTTCTTGTTCTTTTGTCAATTCTTTAGCAGCGGCAGCTCCTTCGTTCATTTTTGAAACTAAGTAACCAATTCCAACTACTAACGCACCTATTCCAGTCGATACAATTGCAACTTTTAAAGCATTAAAAGACGCTGCCGTTGTGTTAACGGCCCCTGTAAATACTCTTTGAATAACTGCTGCCGTTGCAGTAACTGCTGAATTGACTTTTTGAAATGCGGTTGAGTTTTGAACAACTGCGCTCAATTGTTTAAATGAGTCAATGCTTTCTCCTACGGCTTGGATTCCTTGAGACAAAGCCATCGCGGATTGAACTTTTAAAAGCGTGGCCTCAACTTCCTCAGATTGCGCACCAAATAAAGCCATTCCTCCTTGCACCGCAGCGAAGCCTCCAGCAACACCCGACAAAGACGAGGTTAATGCTCTAAATTTAGCATCGGGATTGAACGCGTCAGTCAACGCCTTAGCGTCTCCGATTTGATCCTTTAATTCTGCGGCACGTCTTGCGGCATTTGCAGCCTCAACCGATGTAACGCCAAATTTTTCAGACAACGCTGCGACCTCAGCTTGGGCCTCTCTAAGTTGTGAGCGTAAAGAGCCAACCGCTTGGTCGACGTTGCCTTGTACTTTTATATCAATTACTTTTTCTATTGCCATTTTAGTGCCTTTTTAAATAGTTGTAAATAGTTGCGCGTGTATTCGTATCGCCCCTTGGCAATAGATATCGTCTCGTTGTTCTCGTATTGCTCCGCGATTTGGAGCATTTGTAATATATTATTAAGCATTTTGATAAACTGGTATTTTAACTTCGGTTAAATCTCCATTTAAATAGTACTGCAACGCGACTGAGTCCTCTCGATATACGCCTGTTGTGTTCGCTGAAATTGTCAGTTTTAAAATTATGTCCGTGTCGTTGTTTGATGTCAACGGATAACTTAAAAAACCACCCGACGCAACCACATTAAAATAGTCGTAATCGATTCGATACAATTGTACCTCGATATTTTGAGCGGTGTTGTCAATCTCTAAGCCTTGAATGTTTGAGTAACGTCTCGCAACGGCCCCTTGAATATCTCTAAAATCATTAATCAACTCGAAATCGACTGCGCCTGTTGTGAGGTCGGTTGTCATGGTGTTGATTAAATAGCGTTTATTTGACACCACAATTCGGTCGTTCAATTTTAGCGATGTGAGCCAATAGGTGTTGAGCTGCGCCTTTGCTTTTATTACTCGCGTTCGTTGGTTGTAAATGTTAAAAATTGAGTTCGCATAATAATTTTGGAATAGTCCTGTTGGTGCGCTACTCAAATGCCACGTTGAAATTTCATCGCCCCAGTTTAGCGTTTGCAAATACGATAAATCGCTACCGCCTAAATTGATTTCGTTTGTAAAACGTGGGTAAGTAGTCTCCACATTAAAAGTCGTTCCGTTTGCCGTGTATTTAATTGGATCATCTGACAAAATTTGTCCGCCATTAAAATACATTAAAATAGGCTTTGGCACATAAGGTTGTAAATTTATATTCCAACACGTAGCCGTTATAAAAGTGGTATCGGTATATCGCTCCCACATGATATTCTCAAACGGCAATTTAACCTCGTAATTTGTAGTATATGCCGAGTTAGGATTGTCAAAAATAAGGTCGCCATAGTCACGATTGAAATTATTCCTAAAATAAGTATTTAAAACGTTGTCCGATTTCTCGTATTTAAATGAGATTTGACGAAATAGATTTGGCCTGTTTATTTCGATGTCTTCCGCTTCGATGTATTGCGTTAAATCTACGACTCTACCCTCTTGATAAAACGCCTCGAGTGGTTGAAATAAAAATGTATTTTCGTTGATTGGAACAACAACCAAATTCAATGCTTTAACTATTGCAGTCACAAAAGCCTCAACGGTCAAATCGGGAATATATTTACGAATTTGCAAATCTCCCGACGTAGTGTTTGCGTAAGAATATGCCGTCTTGTAAAAGAAATTTGTAGCAGGTACTCCTCCAGTTCCTCCGTTTCGCTTTAAATTTATAAATAAATC